TTAAGTCATCATCTGAAAAACCAATACTAGGAACAAAATTATTATTTACATCATCTTTAACATATAATTTTTTACCCAGTTCTTTAGCCTGTCCTTTTACATAAGAAATAAATTCTTTCATTGCTTGGACTTTTAATTCCTCGGGGTTGGCGGCTCCTGCGTCTGTACCAAAACTAACGGGATAATATTTGTTCATATCCATATAGTCTCTTATTAATTCCATGTCTGACTTGTCTTCCATACCCGAAAGGTCACGGAATTTTCTAAGATTCTTAATTAATAAGTCTTTATTAATACCCATGTGGTCAGAAATAATTAAATTATAAATTGCATCTTTAAGTGTCTCGGGGTTGTGTCCACGTGCGGTGATTATTGAAAAAATTGACCCGTTGTTGATTGCTTCCACAAAATCAGACCAAGCGGGACCTGGTTTACCTTTCATGGCATCAATTTTAAATTGTTTATCACCACCCGTTCTAAAATTACGAAAAGGTTCGTCAGAATATCCAACTATTTTACTACCTTTGTAATCAAATGGTTCTATACCAATTTCACTTCTATATTCTGCAAAATCTTCTGTAGACATACCAACCTCATTATCATTTTCATCTTTAAGAATAATTTTTGTTGGCATCATCATGATATTATCATCCCAATCAAAGGCGTAATATTTCATGTCAGGCGTACCAACATCATCAAAACCTTCACGTAATGATGATGTTGGATTTAGTATTTTTTTTCTAATCATTTAAAGATTAAATATTTTCAAATGACGCTCCTGTTGGAGTAATTAAGAATTCAATGTCAATGAATTCTAATGCTTTTGTTGGTTTTAAGTAAATTTTACCTGTCATAGTATTTCTATCTAAATCTTCAGGTGAATTACTTACAGTAACACGGAAATCATATAAACCTCTGTCTCTTCTGATAGCGTCTAAGATAGGGTTAACCGAATCTAAGAAATCCTGTCTTACTTTAGCATCGTTTTGTTCAAACAACAATCTTACAGCCACAGCTGAAATTAACTTACGAGCTTGTAACAACAATCTTCTTACGTTAATTCTATTAAGTGCTGTGTCAGCAATTTGTAATGTTTTATTACCCCAAATTACAGTTCCAACATCAGAGAATGTTGCGATAGGGTTAATTCTACCTTGATACAAAGTATCTCTATCTTCTTGTGTAAGTTTCTTACGAGCTTTAATTGCGTTTACCAAACCTCTTGTGTAACCCGCAGTTGCGAACCAAGGGAATGATACGTTATCAGTTAAAGCTAAGTTTCTACAAACTTCATTTGTTGGTGGTAAGTAGATTTGTGTATTATTAACAGTATCTCTAACCAAAATCCAAGGGTAGTAAGTTGCTGTGTAGTTAGAATCTATATTAGTATTTGCTAAATTATCAACCGCTCCTGTTGGATAGATAAAGTTATCTGTATTTGTTGGGATATATACGTTACAATCAGGTGTAGTACAAATGTAGATTGAATCAGCTCTATTGTAAGTAACCATTGAGATTGAATCCTCAACTAAATTTGAGTTATTTACATAATCAATTCCTGGTGTTGCGAATACATTTATATTAACAGCTTCAGGGTTTGAGAATGTGTTTATACCTAACAAGTATGCATAATAATCTGTGTTTGCAAAATCTGTAAAGTCACCAATAGTGATTGGTTTAAATGCTCCCCAACCTGATGCATTTGGGTATCTTGTTGTTGCACATGCTCCTTTTTGATAACCAGTACCACCTAAGATATAAGAGTCACCATTTGTTCTATATTCACGATAGATATCCCAACCATCAAAACCATTTTGAACCAAGTAAGAGAATTTTCTTGCTTGAATTTGGTAGTAAGGGTTTGCTGAAGTTTCAGGGTCAGATTGGAATGACGCATCACCACAATCAAAAGCTGTTTGTCCTGATTGAGGACCATAAGCGATTGTTACAACAGTTGCTCCTGAATCCATGTGGAAACCTTTTGTTATATAACCCCAAGGTTCACCAACATTTGCCTCATCACAATAGTTAGTTGATGCTTGTCTTCCTTTGTATTCAAAGAACGCAGGGTCATATCCAATTTGTGAAGATATTCCCAAGTAAGCAGTTCTTACTCTATCACCCGGACTAATAACAGGATTATCAACACCTGCAGTAGTTCCAAATGGTGGGTTGTATATTACCTCACCAGGGAAGTTATATTGTGTTTTGTAAATTGGGAATGGTGGTGTTGCTGAACCGTACTGTCTAATAACATAACCTTCAAATCCACAAGGAACTGACTCTATGTTAGCATCTAAATTCATTTCCAACATAATATATTTTGAATTCAAAGCGTATTCACCGTCACTTGTACCAATCTTAACAGCCACGTAACTGTTAGAACCTGGGTCCATAGTACAGTTTGTGAATTTTTCTAAGATTACAGGGTTTGTGTCAGTATCGTAAAAACTACGAACCGCTAAATCAAAACTTAAATTAGCAAATGAAATATTAGATATTGAAATTTTAATTTGTGTGTTTGCACTATCACCATCAGCTACCGAATAAATCTTAAATAACTTATCAACTGTGCTACCGAATAATTGAGAAACCGCCCAAGGTGATTCAGGTGATTGATATCTTTGAAGATAGTTTGCAATAGTTCCTGTTGAATTTGTATATCTTACACCAGGAAGTGCAACTAAACTAGAGTTAAGACCTCTAATGTATCCTTTATTGTATGCATAATTTAACAAGTTAGGGAAAGTTTCCTCAACAAATAATGGAACTTCAGCTCTAGGTTTACCAAAGTTAGATAAACCAAACACTTTAGTAATGTAATTTGCTGATGTTGTACTTAAAGATGATGCGAATGAAAACGCATCTCCCGCAGCCGTCAATCCTGAAATTGCGAACTCTGTAAATGGATTCTGTGATATTCCTGAATAACTTCCTGAATTATCAATAATAACACTAGTTAAACCTGATACTGTATAAACAGGACCATTACTTCCAACACCATATGTTGTAATACCTCTTGAACGTAAAGTAGCCGCAATTAAGTTATTATAATCTGTATAAGCAGTACCTGTGTAGTTATAAACGGTTCCTGAAACAGTACCTGAATAAACACCACTACCCAAACTAACCATGCTTGATATTACATTGTAGAATGAATATCCTGTATAAGCATTTCCTGAAGAAATGTCAAAGTTAGCGTAATACCAAGTATCATTAATACCTGATGTATAATCAGCATCTGCTGTTGTTACACCCGAAACACCATAAACGTTAGTTGAAGCTGTATATGCTGACAAACTTGGTGACGCTCCTGATGGAATAGTACCAAAATAATCTATTGTAAAACCTGAACCAACACCAGCTGCGTTAATTATTGGTGAAATTTGTGCATCCAAATCATCTTGTATTGTTGAAATACTACCATCAAATTGTGTGTATTCAGCACCAAGATTAATAATTGCTGGAAATGAACCAAATGTCACACTTGTTGAACCTGTGGAACCTGTAAATCCAACATTATATGTTGATGAAGTTCCATTTAATCCAACTGTTGTTGAGTTAACATTGGCAATTGTTGTTATTGACCATGACGGTCCTGCATCATACCCCGACAATCCCAATACTCTTGTTACGAATAATTGGTTAGACTGTTGAAGGTAGGATTTGGCGATGTACGCCAATTCATATTTAGGAATTTGTGTGTTTACAAATTTTTCTGGGATTGTACCCCCGAAATAAGACTCAAAGTCTGAGTAGTTTGTGATAAAAATGGGTTCAAAAGCTGGACCCATTAATGTCTCACCAACAAGACCAAGTGTGGTTACCCCAACACTTTGTGCTACAAAACTAAGGTCTCTTTCAGATGTGTATACACCGGGAGAAACGAAAACTTTATTTGATACTGCCATTTTTCTTTATGTTCAATTGTTTTATTTATGTATAAATATTATGAAATTTAAGAAAAACTTTACTTTGCAGTATCTATTTATAATATGGGCAGATTATTTTCTGCCTTTATTCTACCTATGGAAAAGAAAATCAAGAATTTAAAGATATCAATAGAAGCACACGACATTTTGAAGAAATACTGTGATAAACACGGTATTAAGATGTACAAGTTTTTGGAAAATTTAATTAAAGAAAAATGTCAAGTTAAAAGAGACATTTATGGAGAATCATAACAACTTGATTCCGTATTCTAAGATGGATTCATCACCATCAGTTTTTTTAACCACTTCAAATCTTAAAATATCATTTGTGTTAACTTGAATTAGTCTAACATCAGTACCATAAAAATCATTATTAATGTAGACATCATAACTTTCAATATTAGTTTGTCCTTGAGTTAAAAAGTCACCTGTATAATCAACATTTAATTGTTTTGTTGTTACATTGGCAGGTATTGTAACGGACAAATTAAATGTGTCTTTATTTTCAGGAAATCTTTTGTTCTTTGGTTTTGTTGTTTGAGCTGATACCTCAAATGAATTGAACACACGAGAAACCGCTGGTGAAACTTCAAACTCATCTTCATCCAATAAAAACCCTAACATTGTAAATTCGTAGTTTTGGATGTAAAATCTTCTTCTTTGTACCTCAACAACTGACTCGTCTGAAATACCCCCCATAATAATTGGAATATAATGACCATTGATTTGTCTGTAGGCTTGTCTTGATGCAAAAGT